GCTAGGTAAATTTTAGATGTAGCAGTTTGAAGGTTGGGCACATATAACCAAGGATAACCACTTGGCTTCTATTTATTAGAGAGCACCACAGCAAGCTGCTAATTTCATGGTACAACTTCTTGCATTACACAGAGGAAAATCCCTAGAGAGTGAATTAGCTAAGTATCCTACTAAATACTTTGATACTGATGATGAATTTACTTGGTAGGTAATAGGAAGTTCCAGAAGAAACATACCTCTTATTGAAGCTAGACGTGAGGATGGTACAGTAGTTACTTCTAATGATTCTACTAATGTTGGTATAGGTAATACCCCATTCTATCTAGTATTTGGTGAGGACTGGTTTGGTGATGGAGAATACTTATTTGGTAATCTGAATGAAGTATATCCTATGAGAATTATAGGTGATGCTAAACTTGAGGGAACCAATGCGGTTTACAAAGTTCAGTTAACTGGTAATGTACAAGATGGTATACCTGTAGAAAGATTACTTCAAGGTGAGAGATTCTCTCATGAGTATGCTGCTGTAGAACGTGAACTTTCCCGTAAAGTTGGTACAGTTCGTTTCACAGCTCCTATCACAATGCGTAATGAGTGGACTACTATAAGAAAGCAGTATAAACTTCCTGGATCTACAATGCTTAACAGAAAACTTGCTTGTGGTGTACCTCTTGTTGATAAGAATGGTAACAAGAAAGTTGTTAACATGTGGATGGCATGGGCAGAATGGCAGTTCGAGCAAGAGTGGAGTGATGAGAAGAATTCAGCATTAATGTTTGGTACTTCAAACAGAAATATGAATGGTGAATATACCGATATTGGTAAGAGTGGTGAAGCTATCAGAACTGGTAGTGGTCTACTTGAGCAAATGAAATATGGTAATACTTATTATTACAATACCTTCTCACTTAAGATGCTTGAAGATGCACTTTATGAATTGTCTGCAGCAAAGCTTGACTTTGGTGAGAGAACATTCATTATAAGAACTGGTGAAATTGGTGCAATATTGTTCCATAACGCAGTTAGAAATGCAATGAGTGGATGGAGAGAATTCCAAGTTAATGGAGATCAACTTGGTGTAGTTAGAAAGACTACTTCTCCTCTTAACAAGAATGCTCTTGCAATAGGTTATCAATTTACAGAGTTCTCAGCACCTAACGGTGTAACTGTTAAACTTGAAGTTGATAATTTCTATGATGATCCCGTAAGAAACAAGATGCTTGATGCTAAGGGTCATCCTCTGATGAGTAGCAGATTTGATATTATGTACATTGGTACAACTGATGAACCTAATATATTCAAATGTGCTATAAATGGTAAACCAGAATTCCACGGATACCAATGGGGACCTTTTGGTAATCCATTCACAGGACAGACTGATAACATCAGTGCTTCTTATGATGAGGATTCTGCTGTGTTGCATAAGAAAGCTACATTAGGTGTATGTATTCTTGACCCAACAAGAACTATGTCACTTATTCCTGCAGCACTTGAAGGTTAATATTAAACACAATTATAAAGATAGTGGGATTTATTCCCACTATCCTTTATAAAAAAAAATAAAGGGAGAAATTAAATATGGCAAAGAAAGTAGAAGAACCACAGGATAATTTTGATTTTACAATAGATGATTCAGAACAGGCAGAAATTGTGCAAACACCTGTTTCTTATGGTGAAGCATCTATTACTAGAGGAGCTGTAAAACACAGACAAGATAGTACAAGTTCTAAAGAAGATCTTATTAATTGTCTTACTAATAAAATAGTAACTGTTAAATATCTTCCTAGACAAGGGTCTATAACTGACCCTAAGCATGTAATGTATGGCGGATTAGCAGAAAGATCTACAATAACACTTACAGTTCCTAGATTAAAATCTGGTACATTAAAGAATGTACTTACAGATGCAGAAAAAGATTATTTAGAGCATATTTTAGGTCTAGAAGTTGGTGCTTTAAATGTATACAATAAACTTAATAACTTTTGGGAGAATACTACAGAAGGTGGTGTATCTTCCGTTAGATTATCAAAGTATGATACAAGGCTTGACTTAAGTGACCCAATTGATTATATAAAGTATAAAATACTATTAGCAAATAAAGATATAGTAGCTCCTGACTTGTAGACTCTACAAGATAAACCAAAAGCTACATATCAATTTG